TATTTACCTGACCATAAATGGGGTTGGCGACAACCAAACATTAATGGGTCTTTGGACAGTTCCCGCAGGATATACAGCCTTTCTTACAAAGATGTCCTTGTCCACAGGCACATCAACTCAGACACCTTCTATTCTGAATGCTAGTCTTGTTGCTAGACCCTATGGGGAAGTGTTTCAAATAAAAGAAAGATTTACTCTTACAGATGGCGCACACGAGCAATTTTATACTTTTCCATTAAGGTTCGCAGAAAAAACAGACTTAGAAATGAGGGCGTTTTCTTCCTCTGGATCTGTTAGCTTTAATGTTTCGGCGTCAATGGAATTTGTTTACATTCAAAGTACGGGGCCACTCTAATGCCTAAGATCGATAAGTCCAAGATGGCCTGCAACAAACCCAAGCGCCAAGTTTCGGGCGGCAAGAAGTCCGTTGTAAAAGCCTGTGCCAATGGCAAGGAGAAGATCGTTCGTTTTGGCGATGCCAATATGACGATCAAGAAATCCAACCCAGAACGCCGGAAGTCATTCCGTGCGCGTCATGGTTGTGACAAGGGCAAGTTGGATAAACTATCGGCCAAGTATTGGTCGTGCAAGATGTGGTGACGGAATGGATACTGTTGAGAAAGATGTACATGACATCGACAAACGCCTCGTAAGGATTGAGGCCGTACTGGATCGTCTTGAAAACAATCATCTTTCTCATATGGAGAAGGACATGCTGAGACTGGCCAACGCTATCGAGAAGTTGGACAATCGAGTGTATCATGGCACGATGGCCTTCTACGGGCAGATCGCGATTACGCTTCTCGCGATCACGGCCTTCTTCGCAACCAAAGCTTTGTGGTGAAGACAATGGCAATGATGCGTGGTAATATGGCTAAGCAAATAACGGAGGTTCCGATGGCTGGTTGCAAATCCAAAGGCATGAAGATGGGCGGCAAAGTTAAAGCTGGCTACAAAAAGGGCGGCAAGGTTAAGACGACGGATCAGTCGATGTGTAGCCCCCGCAAACAAATGGCTATGGGGAAGATGAAGTAATGGCCAAGAAGCCAGGACTTTACGCCAACATTCACGCCAAACGTAAGCGCATCGCCGCTGGTTCTGGTGAGAAAATGAGAAAGCCCGGTTCGAAAGGGGCGCCTACTGCTAAGGCGTTCAAGCAATCGGCCAAGACGGCTAAAAAGAAATGACAACATCTGGTTCACGAGACTTTAACCTCGACGTCGCGGAAGCGATTGAAGAGGCCTACGAGCGCATCGGTCAAGAGATGCGGACGGGCTACGACGCCAAGACGGCTCGTCGCTCGATGAACCTGATGTTTGCCGAATGGGCTAACCGTGGCTTGAACCTGTGGACCGTGGCCCAAGGTACGACGACCGTGACGCAAGGCACCGCGCAGTATACTTTGGCAGAGGATGTCGTAGATATCCTGGACATGGTTCTGCGCCGCAGCGGGACTGACTACGAGATGGATCGGATCAGCCGATCGGATTATTTGAACTTTCCGAACAAGACCGACCAGGGTCGTCCCTCTCAGTTTTACTTTGATCGTCAGATTGCTCCTGTCATTAACCTGTGGCAGACGCCAGAAAACTCCACTGACCAGCTGGTGTATTACTACGTACGCCGTATCGAGGATGTGGATACTCTGACGAACACCACTGGCATTCCCTTCCGTTTTTATCCCTGCATGGTTGCGGGCTTGGCGTATTACCTTGCGGTTAAGCGTGCGCCTGAACGTGTGCAGATGATGAAATCCATTTACGAGGAAGAGTTCCAACGCGCGGCGAATGAGGACGAGGCCAAGGTGCCGCTGACTCTGACGCCGAGCATTCGTTATCTGAGGGTCTGATGGCATTCGCATCTGGCAAGAACGCATACGGCATTTCTGACCGGTCGGGTTTCCGTTACCGTCTTCGGGATATGAAGAAGGAGTGGACTGGCGCGCTTGTCGGTAGGGACGAGTATGAACCAAAACATCCTCAGTTATTTCCTCCTCGCCCAGGCCCTGACCCACAGGCTCTACGGGATCCTCGCCCGGACCAACCAGAGGCTCTACAGGTATATGTTGGTGTTCCGACAGTGGAGAATCCTCGCCTTGAGCGTCCTCGTATGTTAGGTAAGGTGGGACAAGTTACGGTGGTGACGACATGACACTTACATATGGCGAGTTGAAACAAGCTGTTAAGGATTACACGGAAAACGAAGAGACCACCTTCGTTAACAACATTCCGTTGTTTATTCGGCAGGCTGAAGAGCGAATCCTAAAGCAGGTTCAACTAAGCTTGTTCCGTAAAAACGCAACAGCGTTTTCGGACGATGGGAATCCGTACCTAGCTGTTCCGTCTGACTTCTTGGCGCCTGACTCGTTAAGCTATCGAGGCGACGACGGAGACCGTCACTTCCTTGAGTTTAAGGATGTATCATTCGTCCAGCAGTACAATCCGGACACCACCACAAAGGGTGCCCCCTTGTATTACTCGCAGTTCGACGTGGACTATTTTTTGCTTGGTCCAACACCGGATGCGATCTATACGATGGAGCTTCACTACCTCTACCGTCCGCAAAGCATTACAGAACTATCGGACTCTGGTACGACCTGGCTTAGCACAAACGCTGAAATGGCTTTGCTTTACGGGAGCTTGATTGAAGCGTACATCTTTATGAAGGGCGAAACTGATGTCATGCAGATGTATGCTCAACGCCTTCAGGAGTCTATCGTTGGGATCAAAGCTCTTGGCGAAGCTAAGGAAACAACTGACCAGTATCGTACTGGCTTAGTCATAAGGCCCAAAAGCTAATGTTTGAGTTTAAGCTGGATGTTCCCAAAGATCAGCCGATTGTGAGTGTGAGGACCACGGAGAACCGTGGCTTTACTCCAGACGAGTTGGCGGATCAGTGCGCGCAGAAAATTATTTCGGTCTCCGACAAAGCCCATCCGGGGATTAGAGACCAAGCTCGTGCTTTCCAAAAGCACATCGAAAAGCTGGTTGCATACTATTTGCGACAAGCTATTCGCAGCGACCGCACAACAGTGTATAATGCTCTGAATGATGCGGGTCACCCCGAACTGGCTGAACTCATAAGGAGACTGTAAGATGGCGTTCACTGGCAACTTTATGTGCACGAGCTTCAAATCGGAGCTGATGACGGGCACACACAACTTCACCAATACCACTGGTGACACATTCAAGCTGGCGTTGTATGACAACAACGCTTCGTTCACTGCTGCAACTACGGCATACACCGCCTCAAACGAGGTTGGTGACTCCGGTTCGTATTCTGCAGGTGGTGGAGCATTGACCAATGTTACACCCACCACGTCGGGCACTACGGCGTTTACCGATTTTGACGACATCACGTTCACTTCGGCAACGATCACTGCTCGTGGCGCGTTGATCTACAACGACACGGCAGCAGGCGACCCGTCTGTAGTTGTTCTAGACTTTGGCGCAGACAAAACCTCGACCGCTGGTGACTTCCAGATTGTTTTCCCGACTGCGGATGCTTCTAACGCTATTATCCGCATCGCCTAATCTAGGCGGGGTGACCAGTCATGGCGAGCATCACCGGCTGGAGCCGAGGCACATGGTCTGAGGGCCCGTGGAGTCAGCCCGCACCTGTAGTGGTGACCGGGCTGTCTGCCACTGGGAGCGTGGGAACTGTTTCTGTTTCCGCTGATGCAATAGCCTCAGTCACTGGTCTCGGCGCCACTGGTGCTGTTGATTCGACAACGGTTCAAATCAACGTCTCGCCTACGATTACTGGCAGTGCAGCCTCTGGGGTTGTCGGAACTGTTACGACGTCAGGTACTGCTGATGTTCCGACCACAGGTGTGGAGGCCACAGGCAGTGTTGGTTCTGTTACCGCAACGGCAAGCGCAGAAGTATCTGTTACCGGACTAGCCTCCACGACGGCTGTTGGTGATGTTACATTCAGGGCCTTGGTTGCAGCTGTTGTTACAGGTGTTGAGTCTACGTCGGCCGTCGGTGACGTCACGATCGGAGAAGGTTCTGGCGTTAACGTAAACACTACTGGTGTTGGCGGCACCTCTGCTGTTGGGACTGCGGTTGCCACCGGTTCTACGTCTCCAGCGGCGACGGGCCTTGAAGCCACTGGCGGAGTTGGCACTATAACCGCTACTGGTATTGCTGTTGTCTCTCCGACAGGCGTATCAGCCACAGGTATATCTAACTCAATCCGCCAGGACGCATTGGTTTTCTTTGAGGGCTGGAGCCGCAGCACTTGGGGCTCTGGTGCATGGAGTCAGCCTGTAACGCTTCCGCTGGAAGGAACCGGGCAAGTTGGCTCCGTTACCACTCAGGTAAATCAGAGAATACCTGTCACTGGTTTTGAGCTGACAAGTAGTACTGGTTCTGTTACTGTCACCACAGGTACAGGGATCGACGTGAACGTCACGGGCGTCTCTGCAGACGGGCTAATTGCTCCGTGGGGTGTTCTTGTTTGGGGGCGCATTGTTCCAAATCCAAGCACGAGTTGGACAGCCATTGTGCCAAGCACCACAACAAGCTATACTGAAATCCAACCGTGACGGGGGTCTAGAGGTAATTCATGGCTAGTACATACACAGTCAACACGGGCATCGAGCTTATCGCCAACGGTGAGCAGTCCGGTACGTGGGGCGATACCACGAACACAAACCTTGAAATCATTGACCGCCTCACCAACGGTGTAGGTGCGATCACACTTTCTGGTACAACCCATACTCTGACGACGACAGACGGTACGTTGTCGGATGGTCATTATAAAGTTCTGGTTTTTGGTGGTTCTCCTTCCGGGACGAACACGGTCACCGTTAGCCCAAACGACCAGGACAAAGTCTACTACATTGTAAACAACTCGGGCGAGAGCGTTATTATCTCCCAGGGGTCAGGCACCACTGTAACTGTTGCTGACGGTGCGAAAGACATTGTTTACTGTGACGGCGGCGGCGCTGGTGCAAACGTAGTTAGTTTAGCGACGGACCTCACTGGTGTTCTTACCACAAGCGACATTGGAACCACTGTTCTTGCTTATGATTCCAACTTGCAGACATTCGTCACAGCATTTACCCTTCCGGGATCGGATGGGTCTAGCGGTCAGGCACTGACCACCAATGGGTCCGGGACACTTTCGTTTGCGGACGCTGGTATCTCAACTGGCAAGGCAATTGCCATGGCAATCGTGTTTGGCTAAGGAGAAAAATAGATGGCCGCACCAAATATTGTAAACGTAACAACAATCACGGGTAAATCCGCGACAGTTGCACTTTCCACCACCTCGCAGACCACTTTGGTCAGCAACGCTGCGGCAAGCGGCAAGGTGTTCAAGATCAACATGATCCAAGTTGCAAACGTCGACGGCACAAATGCCGCTGACGTTACCGTAGACGTTCACAGTGCAGCAGCAGGTGGCGGCACAGCGTACTCGCTAGTCAGCACCATTTCTGTTCCTGCGGACGCGTCGCTTGTTGTCGTGGACAAGAGCACTGCTTTGTATCTTGAAGAGGACAAGTCGATCACTGCAACAGCAGGGACTGGCGGCGACCTAGAAGTAATTGTTTCCTATGAGGAAATCTCATAAGGAGAGCCTACTATGGCGAATCGTAAAGGCGGGTTCATCAACCAAGATGGCCTGAATGCTCCTGATGAACCGACTGGTGTAAGCGCATCGGCAGGTGACGAGGAAGCTACCGTAAGCTTCACCGCGCCGTCTGATGTGGGTGGCTCTGCTGTCACGGGCTACGTTGCCACGTCCAATGACGGTATCGGCGCTACGGGATCGTCTTCGCCAATTACGGTCACTGGCTTGACCAACGACACCGCCTACACTTTCCGTGTCTGGGCACTTAATGCGTTTGGGTGGTCTGCGCCGAGTGATGCGAGCGGGAGTGTTACGCCATCTATTCCAGACACAGGTGTTTTCTTTGGCGCAGGAGATCCAAACAGTAGTGTCATACAATATATCTCCATTTCATCAACAGGAAATGCGACTGACTGGGGCGACTTGTCCATAGCCCAAAAGCAACTGGGTGCGTTTGGCAACTCTATCAGAGCTTTAGCTTTTGGTGGAACAGGAACTACTTTCGGAAGCAATTTCATTGAATACATAACCTTTGCCACTACTGGTAACGCACAAGACTTTGGTGATTTACTTATAGCAAGTGGTGATTCTAGGAATATAGGAATGGCAGGAACCGCCAATGATACTAGAGGCCTTTTTATGGGCGGGCAAAACAACAATCAAATATCTTATGTCACTATTGCTTCAACAGGTAACGCTGTTGACTTCGGTGATTTTGCCACAACAAGTCGCTCAAATGGTGGAGCGGGATCAAACGGAACGAGAGCGGTTTTTGGTGGTGATGCCGCTGGTATTGAGTATGTCACTATAGCATCCACTGGAAACGCAACTAGCTTTGGCAACCTATCTGAAACTAGAAATCAAATGGAAGCTGGCTGTAGCACTACTAGAATTGTTTGGATGGGTGGCAGTGTTAGTCCATACACGACGATTGATTATGTGACAACAGCAACCACAGGAAATGCAACTGACTTTGGCGATCTTTATACAGGGGCTTTTGAAAACGGTGCGTGTTCGAATAAAACAAGGGCAGTTTGCGCTCATGGGTTTAACGGCTCTAGTTTTACCAACGTGATGAGTTACGTCACTATGGCAAGCACAGGAAATTCTACAGATTTTGGTGATTTACTAGCTGTAGGCTCACAAAGAGCTGGTGCTTCTGATTGCCACGGAGGACTTGCATAATGCCCAATTATCAAGGTGTGTGGTCCCTGTCCGAGGTGTATCAGGCTGTTGGTCAAAACAACTGGACTAACCCGCCGCCAGCGCGGGGTTTGTTTGCCGGTGGAACTACTGGCACTGTTATAGCAACCATTGACTACATTACTATCGCCACTGCGGGTAACTCCGCAACTTTTGGCTCGTTGATTACCGCACGAGATAGACTGGTAGGCGCCGCGTCAAAGACGCGAGGTCTTTTTGCTGGCGGCGAGGTTTCCGGTAGCGCGGTCAATACTATTCAATATGTCACCATCAACACCACTGGTAATGCTTCAGATTTTGGTGACCTTCTGTTTTCTAGTGGCGCGGTCTTTATGGCGTCTGGAGGATCGGACACTAGGGCGTTGTTTAGCGGTGGTCAAACTGTTGACACGATCCAGTATGTTACTATTGCGACAACTGGCAACGCCACGGATTTTGGGGACATGACTGTTTCCAGATACTCTCACGCCGGATGCTCTAGCCCGACAAGAACACTTAATGCTGGCGGGCAGCCGCAAACGGATATCATTGATTATGTGACAACAGCTTCGGCAGGAAACGCCACGGATTTTGGTGACTTGTCCCAAACATTTTATGCGCTTTCAGCAGCGTCTAGTCAGACGCGAGCGTTGTTTGGTGGCGGCAACAGCACGGCGACATCATACACAGACACGATTGAATATGTCACGATTGCTTCAACAGGTAACGCTGTTGACTTCGGTGACCTTACAGTTGCAAGACAATATCTTAGCGCGGTTTCTGGAGACAGCTATGCTGTGTTTGGTGGGGGCTATGACGCGGGTGTAACATACAATGTGCTTGACTTTGTTACCATAGCATCAGCCGGAAACGCATTAGACTTTGGTGATTTGTCTTCGCCTAAAAACTTTATGGGCTCTTGCTCTAACGGTCACGGAGGGCTCTAACCATGTCCGACAAACGCTTCCCCGCGAACATCATCTCCTCGACTGCGGTCGAGCCCACTGGCTCGTTTGAGGACTCCTCGGCCAGCGGTACGTGGTCCTTGCAGGAAGCGTTTACCTACGTGAAGGCCGGACTGTGGCCTACTGCCGGGAACCAAAAGCCGCTGATCGAAGACGTGTTCAGCACATACCTCTACACTGGCACTGGCTCGGCACTGACGATCACCAACGGGATTGACCTCGCTGGTGAGGGTGGAATGACATGGGATAAAGTTAGAGCTGCTGGTTATGACCATTTTTTACATGATACAGAAAGAACTGGTCAATACAGCATACGCTCTAACACAACTGCCGCACAGATTTCTAATGTTGGTGGTAGTCCAGTTGTCTTTAATTCAGACGGATACACTTTGCCCTCAGGTTTATCTCCTACGGGGCAAAACATTGTCTCATGGACCTTCCGCAAGGCACCTCGGTTCTTCGATGTGGTGACGTTTACGGGGGATGGGACTGGTAATAAATCAGTGCCGCACAACTTAGGTGTGGTTCCGGGATTTTACACGGCTAAAACAACAGCCATTGCTGACAACTGGTTTTCGTATCACCGATCTCTTGGGGCAACAAAATATGTAAACATAAACAGCACTGGTGCAGCCCAAACAAACAGTAATATCTGGGGTGACACAGAGCCGACAGACACTCATTTTACTATTGGCACTGGCTTAAATGTTAGTGGCAGGACTTATGTTATCTACCTCTTCGCCCACGATCCCCTCGGCCCGTCTGGTGATGGCTCTGATGGGTTGATTGCGTGTGGGAGTTATACGGGGAATGGTTCTACTACTGGCCCTGAGATTGATCTTGGATGGGAGCCTCAGTGGGTGCTGGTTAAAGGGTATGACCTTGGGCAAGATTGGACGCTGATAGATACTATGCGTGGTATGACTGATTCCAGCTCAGCACGTCTAAACCCAAACAATTCTCAGGCTGAAGCATCTGGTTCTCTATTTGCAATGCAGCCAAATCCAACTGGATTTACTTTAAAGACAAGTGGATTTGCTCTAAATGGAAATGGCTACAACTACATCTACATCGCCATCCGCCGTGGCCCGATGCGTGCGCCTACGAGTGGGACGGAGGTGTTTGCGCCTGTTGCTTACACGGGTGATGCTGTTGACAACAGAGTGATAACCACGGGTTTTCCTGTGGACTACCTTTTTGCAACAAGCAGGGCGCTTTCAAGCAATGACGGAAACGTGTTTGACCGTATGCGGGGGGCAAAGCAAAGATTAGTTACTCAATCAACCGCCGCTGAGTCAACTATGTCTGACAACTATTACGTTGACGGCCTTGATAGCAACACGGGCTTTATACTAGGTGGTTCTGGCGGGCTAAACAGTAACGGTAATACTTTTATATCCCATGCCTTCCGCCGTGCGCCCGGCTTCTTCGATGTGGTGGCGTATGGTTCCGACAACACAACAAGCCAAACCATCTCTCACAACCTTACCGTCACACCTGAGATGTTTATAGTAAAAGTAAGAGACACTACAGCTGCGTGGGGTGTTTATCATAAGGATGTTGGAAACACAGCTATATTGAGGCTAAACAGCATTGGCGGGCCTCTTACTAGTGTAGACTATTTTAACAATACTAGCCCAACGGAAACAGATTTTACGGTTGGGACATATTTTAATGGTCAAGTTGGTCATCCAACAAAATACATCGCCTACCTCTTCGCCACCCTCCCCGGCGTGAGCAAGGTCGGCAGCTACACAGGCAACGGCACCAGCCAAACGATTGACTGCGGCTTTACAACTGGCGCAAGGTTCATCCTCATCAAGCGCACCGACAGCACGGGCGACTGGTATGTTTGGGATAGCGCCCGTGGTATTGTTGCTGGTAACGATCCGCATCTGTCGCTGAATACGGATGCGGCTGAGGTCACTGGCGATGATAGCGTGGACGCGGAAAGCACAGGCTTTATCGTAAACCAAGATGCTGCTACAAATGTAAATGTAAGCAGTGCCGAGTATATTTTCTTGGCGATTGCATAGAGGAGAATGACATGGGCTTGATTCGCATTCGAGAAACCGGGGAAGTGGTCACTGAGATCTCTTTTCGGAAGATGCACAAAAAGACGCGCCCGGTGTTGGGAAATCCCATCACTGAAGAGCGCCTTAATGAACTCGGTGCTGATCCCGTGTTTGAGGGCCCGCAGGCGACGACAACGCCTCCCTATGAGTTCAGCTACAAATCTGGCGTTACGCAGGATGCTGATGGAAAATGGTTTACAGTTTATTCTGTTGGGCCAGTGTTTTCAGAATACACAGATGAAAACAACGTAGTGCAAACTGTTGCTGCTCAAACAGAAGCTTATCGCGCCCGTGTTGATGCTAGCGCGGCTGCAAGTGTTCGCAACCAACGCAATCAGCTGCTTGCAGAGACTGACTGGATCGTGATCATGCATACGGAAAAAGGGACGAACATCCCCGCCATGGTAGAACTCTACCGTCAAGCTTTGCGTGACATCACCAATCATGCCAATTTCCCACATCTTTCAGAAGAAGACTGGCCGTCAAAACCATAAAACTATATACTCCCGAACACACGCTTATATGGGAGTAAGCTATGACTGATCAAAACGAAAGCAACGCGCTCGTCGTTGCTGAACTTTCTATTCATCTGCCAAGCGCCAAGCCTGAGTATAAGTCGATGCTGCAAAACATCGATGAGAAGGCTCCGGCTGTGGCGCAGGCGACCTCCAACTTCCACAAGTCGCACTCGCAGTTCATGGGCGTCACGCTTGATGTGACGGCTATCACGCCCGTGCGCTCAATCAAGCACACGCTGGCCGAGATTGACCGAACCAGGTCCGCGCTGCAAGAAGCCTACATCGGTATGCGGAAGAAAGAGAACAAGCTGAAGAAGCTGGAGCGCAAGCTTGACGAAGAGGATGACGATCTGGAGCGCGAGCTTCTGGAAATCAAAATCGTCGAGGCTAAGGCGCATCTCATCAGCACGCAGAACCATGTCCAAGGTGCGATCCGCAAGTTGAACTTCTTCACAAACCAATACGACAACCTGATGAAGAAGCTCGGCAAAGAAGAGTTGACTGAGGAAGACTACGAGATTGAAGAGGTCAAGTATCACATTATGACCTGCATGAAGCAGGCGTTGACTGCGGCCCGCTCTCGCGGCGGCAGTATCGACGAAGGCAATATGATCTACATTTTTGATCTTGGCCTGCCCGCTGCTGAAGCGCAGATGGAGGTGTATGCTTACCTCTCGTGGGAAAACGAAATGATGGCGCAGGGCAAGGCCCCGCAGCACTCCGACACTGTGGCGTGGCTGGAGAAGTGCGCGGACAAGTGGGCGCACTGCCCCGCCGAATTTGCGAACAGCCGTGGCTTCCAAATCCTCGACAAGACATCTCTGACGAATGTGGCTCTGGAAGATCACAGCAAGGAGGACGAGTAATGGACGGTTTCCACCTTGTGGTCGGCACACCCTGCTATGGTGGCATGATGACGACTGAGTATTGTCAGTCGCTACTTGGCCTTAAAGAAGCACTTACGGAACACGGTCACAAACTGACCACTATCTTTCTGGGCAACGAGTCGTTGATCCAGAGGGGGCGGAATACGATAGCTCATCATTTCTTGCAGACGGACGCCTCCCATCTTCTGTTCTGTGATGCTGACATTCGGTTCCGCCCCAACGACGTTGCTAAAATGATCAAGGCTGACAAGGGTATCATCATCGGACCTGTACCGATGAAGGGGTTTAATTGGGAACGCATCCGCAGGGGTGCACTTCGCATGCATAAAGACCTTAGCCGATTGTCGGGTGTCTTTGCTCTCAATGAACTTGAGGGGCACACTATGATGGCTTCGGACGAACCTTTCCAAATCAAGCATGGCGGCACAGGATTTATGCTGATCCGGCGCGATGTTTTTGATACACTGGAACCAGAAGTTGGCTACTATACCAATGGGGGTTCCACCATCCGCCCTGGCGAAAGAATTTATGACTTCTTCCAAGTTGGCAACGTCGAGCATGAGTTGCTTTCCGAAGACTACTTTTTCTGTCATAAGTATCGTGAGCTTGGGGGCAGCGTCTGGGCCGCTCCGTGGTGTGAGCTAGGACATTTTGGGTCGTATTGTTTCAGCGGCCAATACTCTGAAGGAGACGCAAATGGCGTATCAATGCATTAAATATCGCCTGACTGCAGAGGGAACTATCCCTGACTTTCTTTACTTGGGCGAAGATGGCGTAGGCGGTGTGTATGTTGTGACCGACCCCAACACGCCTTCCCCTCGTGACAACATTATGATTGGGATCGCAAAAGACGAGGCCAGCGGCGACTTTGAGATTGTTGACAGCAAGGAGTGGTTACAAACCTACCTTGCAAACGTCGGCGCGGAATGGACACAGACCGACCCGAACAACCCAATGGAAACAGTCCCATTCGATCCGGTAGCAGCTGCGACCTGGGTCTGGGATCGTCTCGATGCCTTGAACGCGGCGTGATGAAACATGCCGCTTCAAAAGTTCCAGTTCCGTCCAGGGATCAATCGTGAAGTAACCAACTACACCAACGAGGGCGGTTGGCACGATTGTGATAAGGTACGATTTACCAAAGGGTTTCCTGAGAAGATTGGGGGCTGGACTCGGAAGGGTATCCTATCTTTCTTGGGGTATGCTCGTTCGTTGCACCCCTGGCGGGATCTTCTTGGCACTCGTTTGATCGGTGTTGGAACAGACTTGAAGTTCTATGCGGAAGAGGGTGGTGGCTATAATGACATCACCCCAATTCGAGAAACAACGGCAGCTGGCGATGTTACGTTTGCTGCCGTTGATGGGTCTTCGATTATTACGGTAAGCGACACGGGCCACGGCGCAACCGCCAACGACTTCGTTACATTTAGCGGGGCTGTAAGCTTGGGCGGGGACATCACCGCAGATGTGTTGAACCAAGAGTATCAGATCCTTTCGGTCGTAGACACCGACACGTACACAATCCAGGCCCGAACAGCGAACACCTCTATTACCAGCATCACAGTTGATGGTCAGCTGGTATACACTCCGGTTGCTGCCAATGCTTCGGATAGTGGCAACGGTGGTTCAAATACTGTCGGATCGTACCAGATCAACACTGGTCTAGACACCGCTCTGTACGGGAACGGGTGGGGTGCCGGTTATTGGAGCCGCGGGACATGGGGTTCTGCCACAAACATCAACACAGCTACAGGAAACCTTCGCACATGGTCTCAAGATAACTTTGGCGAGGATTTGATCTTCAATCCACGGAATGGTGGGATTTACTACTGGGATCGTAGCGCATCATACACAACGTTTCAGCGCGCAGTTCCTCTGACGGACCTGTCCGGTGCATTAGGCGCCCCAACTCTTGCTCGTGCTGTTCTTGTTTCTAACCGGGACCGCCATGTGATTGCTTTTGGCTGTGATCCTGTTGATAACATCGGCACGCAAGATCCTCTGCTCATTCGTTTCTCGGACCAAGAAAACGCAGCAGACTGGACGCCCACTGTTACCAACACGGCGGGCGATCTTCGTATTAGTGCGGGATCTGAAATCATTACGGTATTTGAAACCCGACAACAGGTTCTGGTTTTCACCGACACGTCGCTTCATGCGATGCAGTATTTAGGCCCGCCGTTTACCTTCGGGATCAACCTGATCTCGGAAAACACCAGCATCCAAGGTCCGATGGCCGGTGTCGCCGTAGACGACATGGTGTTCTGGATGGGTCAGTCTGAGTTCTACATGTACAACGGTTCGGTGCAGCGCATACCATGCAGCGTGCGTAGCTACGTGTTTGACGATTTCAACTTCGGGCAAGGCGACAAGGTCTTTGCGGGTTTGAACTCGGCTCATTCTGAGGTGTGGTGGTTCTACCCCTCGTCTAGTTCTGCTCTTGTGGATAGGTATGTTGTTTACAACTACCAAGAAAATGTCTGGTATTACGGCACACTTGCTCGTTCTTCTTGGGTCGATCGCGGGGCATTTGAAAACCCGATCGCAGCTGGCTTGGACGGCTACTTGTATGAGCATGAGGTTGGTTTTGATGATGGCAGCACATCGCCCGCATCGGCAATCGACTCGTACATCCAGTCTAGTCCCTTGGACATCGGTGACGGTGAACAGTTCAGTTTCATTCGTCGGGTATTCCCAGATGTGGCTTTCGAAAACTCGACTGCGGAAAACCCCTCTGTTGATATCACAATGAATGTTCGCAACATCTCTGGCGGATCGTATCTTCGTTCTTCCACGGGAGTGTTCTACGACAACGACAGGCAGCAGCTCGATTTCAGGCTGCGTGGGCGACAGTTTAGTTTCAAGGTTTCCAACGCAGACACTGGAGTAACATGGAGACTTGGGTCACCTAGGGTTGATATACGGCCCGACGGGAGGCGTTAATGTCACGAAATCTAACGCTTCCATTTCTTCCGGTCCCTCCGCAGGAGTATCAGCAAGGGTATTTTGCCGAGGTTATTCGAGCAATTTCTGTTTACATGCAGAACGAGCGGAACCCTGGTGAGGGGCGTAATACGTTTACGGTGTTTACGAACCTACAAACTGACGACTATAACGTAGAACCAGGAACCGTGTTTAATCACGGCGGGTACTTGAAGGTGTCTGAGTTGAACACGCCACACGTACGTGGGTCCTCGGCCCTTGGATCTGTTGGGTCGGTCACTGTGACGACAACATAAGGATATACAAATGGCTGAGATCATTGGCTGGAAACCATCAACAAGTTCTGATAAAGTGCACTGTGAGAACTGCGGCAATGCCGTGGACACGCCAGAAGAAATTCTGAGCTACCCGTCTGGAAGCTGCCCTGATTGTGGGGAGAACTGGACAGGCTCAGAGCGGCGCAGCACATCAATTATTGTCACAGCACCGGAAGCGGTGCGCGGAGAAGCCTAATGGTAGTACCTTTGCTCGCACCCCTGATCGGAAGCATGGCAGCTAGTTTGCTGCCAGCAGCATCGACAGCAGCACTTGGCGGCGCCGTCGCTAGTGGTCTTGGTCTTGCTGGAACTGCAGCGGGTGGGGCAATTGCCGCAGCTGCACCTTCGGCCATTGGGGCGGGCATCGGCACGCTCATGGCAGGTGGCACTGCAGCAGAAGCATTAGCCATGGGTCTTACTGCTGGAGCTGGTGCCGCAGGTGCCGGAGCTGGCGCAGCCGCCGCAGGGATGGCTGCTGCTCCCGCAGCCGCAGGTCTTGGCGCAGCCGCTGCTCCCGCAGCCGCCGCTGCAGCGCCCGCCGCAACTGCTGGGATGGGCGCCGCTATTCCTGCTGCAGCAAAAGCATCTATGGCCGCAGGAACACAAGCCGCACTAGCTGGCGCAGCTCCTGCCGGGATGGGCGCCGCGATGCCCGCCGCTGCGAAGTCAGCAATGACAGCTGGCACGCAAACTGCGATGGCTGGCCCTGCTGCCGCCGCTCCAAGCATGGCACCAAACACCATAGCTCAAGCCGCTCGGCAAGCATCTGCTGGCGCCGCCCCCAACCTTGCAACCCCTGGCGGCACTCCGGCACCGAACTATATGCAGCGCATGCAGCAGGTTTCCAAGATGATGGGGAACATACAGAAGATCCAAGGTTTGATGGGCGGTGGCCCTGGCGCTGCCCCTCCGGCAGCTCCTGCCGCGCATCGACCCCAGCGTCAGCGCAGTGCGCAAAGCAGCGAGATTCTTTCATCTGCCCCAGATCAGATGAGATCTGTGGGCATGGATGCAATGGACTCCATGATTCCTTCTGTTGGCGGGTCATCTATGATGCCTGCTTCGGTTGGGATCGGAACCATTCCAGTCATGGGACAACCTATGGACTCCCGTATGATGACGGCGGGTCTGGGTCCTAATCAACAAGGTGCTGTGAATGATTATCTTCGCAGCCAAGGCATGGTGGGATTTGTGTAATGTGTGGCGCACCTAAAGAACAAGTAATTACACAGAAGACCGAGCTACAGCCCGGTCTTCTACGGCATTATTATGGTGGCACAATAGAAAACCCACGAGGTGGGTTTGCAAGTGGTGGCCCTGTTGGTGGGATTACTTCCATAAATCCGCCACAAGCTCCTATGATGGGTGGCGGTCTCGCAAACCTTCTGTCAGACCCGATGATGGCAGCGGCTCTGTCTTCGACTGTTCGTTCTCCTGAGATCCGGTACGGTCAACTGGGTGCAAACCCAATGGCCAGTCAAACGATCGATCGGGCTATCCAAGGGTATGCGCAGGGTGGCTACATCCAAGGTCCGGGGACCGGGCGCAGCGATTCAATTCCCGCCAAAATTTACCAAGACGGTATCCCGGTCCAAGAAGCTCGGCTCTCGGACGGTGAGTTTGTTATGACTGAAAACGCTGTGCGCGGCGCTGGTAACGGTGACCCTAAAGCAGGGGCTGCTCGGATGTATGAGATGATGCGCAAGTTCGAGCGCGGGGGCATGGCATAACATGGCAAATACTTTTGTAAACCCAGGATTTACTGAAACCGGGATTATCGGCGGCAGGACGTATCTGACCCCCGGAGCAAAAGACGACATCACGGGTCTGGCGGACCTTGCTCGTGGGTTGATTACCCAACCTGTGAACACTCCGCAACAACAGCTGGCTGGGTTTACGGCTGATCAACTTGCTGCGTTTCAGATGGCTCGCGAAGGCATCGGTGCGTACGAGCCCTATTTGCAGTCAGCTGCAGAACTAACGGACTATGCGACTTCTGGTTTGAAGGATGTCCTTGGGCAAACAAATATTCTTGCTGGTCAGATTCCTGGTCAAATAACCCCTGGTCAAGAGGCTCTCGCCAGAGCGGCTGGTAAGGTTGACGTCGCATCAGAGCGTGCCCGTGCTTCGACAGCCGAAGCTCAGCGTGCATTGCAAGAAGCGTCGGCCTTTGGTTTGGATACAGCTCGCGCTGGTATCGCGGGCCTCGCACCTGGTGCTGCCCTTGAGTACATGAGCCCCTACGAGGAAGCAGCGGTTCAGCAGGCGCTTCAGGATATTGCTCGTCAGGGCCAGTTGCAGCAACAAGAGCTCGGTGCTCGCGCTGTAGAGGCTGGTGCATTTGGCGGTTCCCGGCAAGCTGTTGCCGAACAAGAACTGAACCGCAACATCCTCGAACAGCAAGCTCGCACTGCGGCACAAATGCGTGCCGCCGGTTACGAATCGGCTGCGAACCGTGCAATTCAAGCGGCACAAACAACAGGTCAGCTTGGCCAGTATGGTTCTGGTGCAGCAGCGCAGGCTGCAGAAGCAGGCGGTCGCCTTGGCTTGAGCGCAGAACAGCTGGCGCAACAAGGTGCGCAGGCTGCAGGGGATCTTGGTCTTCAGTCCTCGAACCTTGGTCTTGCTGGCATTCAGGCTGGTCTTGGTGCGCAACAACAGGCTGCAGGTATCAACCAGGGTATCGCACAACTTGGCGGTCAGTATCTTGGTATGGGTCAAGCAAAGCAGCAGATGCAGCTACAGGACATCAACACCATGTTGGGTATCGGTCAGACGCAGCAGCGTCAAGACCAAGCGGCTATGGACGTGGCTTACCAGAACCAATTCCAGGAAGCGATGCAGCCGTATCAGCAGCTGGCTTACTACTCGGATATTCTTGGCGGCACACCGTCCGGTCAGATGTCTACGACTACGATGCCTGGGCCAAGCACAGGTTCTCAAATGCTAGGCTTGGCGATGGCTGTTCCAGCTATCTACCAAGGCTTCCAAAGTATGTCCGGCGGTTAAGGAGTTTCAGATGGATCCGTTGTCTCGCAAACTTTTCCAATCTCGTGATGCACGGGAGAAGCTCCGTCAACAGGGCGGTATTATGGCTTCGTCCCCGGAGCTGGCGCAGACCGTTGCAAAGTTTGCAAATGGTGGTCCGACGGAGTTGCAAATCCCTCGGGTACGCAGCGCGATCCAAGAGGGTGGGATTTCCTACCCCAGCTGGCGGATGATGTCCCGCTCTCAGCGTGAAGAACTTGGCTATCCCATGAGCGAGATCGGTGGGCAGCTGGCCTTCGATCGCTTTGGTGTCGGTCTTGGGCTCGTGGACCCCGCATCTCGGTTCTCGCCTTCTGGTCTGAATGTTTCGGAAGTGCGCCCTGATACGACGGGTACTGGTGAAAACATGCCGCGCGGCCGGAATGCGCCTCGTCGTCCTATGACGGCAGAAGAAGCGTATGCCGCCTCTAATGAATTTGCTGGAATGGGTCCGGATGTTGTTCCCCCCGGCACAGCGGATGTTGCCGTTCCTGATGTTGCCGTTCCTGATGAAGAAGCTGAACGCATTGCGGCGGATACTCGCAGGGTTTTGCAGGAACCTGGCCCAGCCCCTGAAAAAGCTCTTCCTGAAGAAGAGCCCGTCGTGACTCCTCCAAAAACAGACGACGATGAGGACACAGACACCCGTGACTTGTTCGATATGACATACGACAAAATGATGTCTCGTCTAGAACGAGTTATGGGCACAGAGACTGACGAGGACAAAAAGAAGCAAGCCATGGCAAACCTTGCCATGATTGGTCTTGCGATTGCCGCTGGTCAAAGTCCAGACGCTCTAACCAACATCGCCCAGGGTGCGCTTGTAGGCATGCAGGGTATTCAAGCCGCCAAAGCTGACGAGAAAAAATCTCAGCGCGAACTACGCAAATCTGCATTTGACGCCACCAATGACTACATCAAAGCACTTATGAGCGGCGGTAAGGATAGGTTTCAAAAAGCGGAGGATTACAGTGATGCGATTAGAATGACGGCCTCCGACTTTATGGCTCGTGATAAGTTTCTTACAGCAGATGAAGCTTATAGAATGGCCGAAGATTACGTGAGTAGACTTCCTGCTTATGCGGACGTGGCTAAAGATAAAATATACACACGTCCCGGCGTGACTACGACAGCTTCTGATGTTCCTGCTGTCGGGGACATTGTTGATGGGCATAAATTTCTTGGTGGTGATCCTGGCGATCAAAAAAACTGGGAAAAGGTTGAGTAACAATGGCGGGTCCGTGGGAGAAGTACCAGGCCTCAGACGAACAACCCGTAGCTCAGCAGGGACCGTGGACCAGGTTTCAAACGCCGATCGAGAAACCTGTCGTTCTGACGGAGAAACCTTACGACCCGGAAGAGTACGAGGGTGTTGCTCAAGAGTTCTTTGAGGGTGTCGCATCCGGCACGACTAAGCTTGCTCAAGGCGTAGCCGAAACACTGGCCTTGGCACCTGACTATCTGTTGGACACAAACTATGGACCAGAAATCACAAAGCTTTTCGAGGAAGCTCGTGCGGCTGCAGGGATTGATCCCAGGGGTTTAGCTGGTGGCCTCGCAGAAGTTGGTGTTCAGTTTGTCCTTCCTGCTAGTCTTGCGGCCAAAGCTGTAGGAGCCATATCTAAATCTGGCAAAGTCGGTACTTTCTTGAAGAAATTTGGTGCAGGTGTTGCAGCTGATTACGTGGTGTCTACTAACGACACTACAACCCTTGGAGATTTCTTCGAAGGTGGACCAACACAACGAGAGGGTGATATTGGTCTCCAGGGTGATGAGGAAGCTGCTCGTCGTGCTCTCGATAAATTAAAAGTAGCCGTCGAAGGTGGGGCAGCTACGATCGCTGGTCCCATCATTGCCAGAGGTTTAGCTAAAGGTGCAGGATCTGCAGCCCTTGCCATTGACCAGGTGCCAGGCCTACGGCGCGTTGGTCCTGTTGCCGTTGCTCGTGGTGCGAATGAAATTCTTACGGAGATGGGAAAACGTTCAGCAGCTCTTGAGCAATCCATCCGTATGGGGGAAAACGTTAGCCCTTTCAAACGTGCGGTTGGAGAAAGCCTTGCTGCACTACGTTACCGTGGCATGCTTCCTGAAGAAGCGGCGGAAGCCCGCTCTTTGATTACCGGCCTTACAGAGGCTGAGGTCAACAAAGCCATGGCCACAGCCGAAAGCTTGGACGGAAAGATTGACGATGTTCTTTCAAAGGTAAACAAGTCTACTGCCACGGATACACCCTTTACAAAGGTAGATGTGCTAAACAGCATAGACAAATTCTTGACTACATCTAGCCGCGTCTTGAAGAACAAAGCTTTACAAAACATCCCAAAGCCATTGCGTCGCGACTTGGTCAGCATGCGCCAGCAAATTGATCAGATGTCCAAGGCTATATTGAACAGCGACTACATCCGCCAGTTTGGTGGTGTTGTTCCGACCGGATCTAAGCAGACGATCGAAGAAACTCTGCGCTCGAACCTCGGTTCTTACATGCGTCGCAGGTATCGCGTCTTTGAAGATGCAAACTACAAGCCTAGTAACGAGATCATGGAGACAGCTATTCTTGGTTTCCAAAAAGACCAAGAGGCTACAGAGAAATTGTTCTCTGAAATGCTGGCTCGTGGGACGTTTACACCAGAGCAACTTGGCCGGAATGTGGATGATCTAGGTCGAATTGCAGGTCCCATTTCTCGAGACCAGGCAAAGCTGGCGGCAGATGAGTTCTTGCGCCGTTACAAGATGCGAGCTCTTCCGAAAGGTCTGAGCCGAGTGGCTGAGTATCGTCTTCCCACTGATCTTTTTATCTCTCGTACAAACCTGCGGGACTACCAACGAGCTCTTTTGGGGGAGGTGAAGAACCCCCTTGAAAACTATGTTGCGACTGTCGCAGACATGGCTGAGTTCAAAGCTGTAGATAACTACTTCAGTGCCCTACGCAACATGGCTGACCAAAACCCAACCGGCATGGGCCGTTTGTTTAGGGATACTAGCTCGCTTTCCCCAGAGCAGAAAAATGTTCTGAGAGAAGAAGGGTTCCGTATCCTTGGTGAAGGTGACGATCCATTGAAGTCTGGTTGGGGTTCCCTGTCTGGGTACGCAGTTCCAGATCGCGTTTATAAGGACTTGTCCCGCAGCGTTGTGGGTGATGTTGGAGCTGTGGGTAACGCTGCTCGCTCCTTGTACTCAAGCTTTCTTCGCTTAAAAGGTGCTACTCAGTACGGGAAGACAGTTCTGTCCCCTGTCACCCAGGTTAGAAACGTGTCAACAGCTTCTTTGTTTGCAGCAATGCAGGGCAATGTAGGTCGTGGGGCAAATCTCTGGGAATCACTGCGGTTGGTTTACGACAACTTGCCAGAGGGTCAGTTCACAGAGGATTTCTTAGAGCTTCAACGTCTTGGTATTGTTGGGACACAGGCTCAGCTGCGCGAGCTTCAAAACCTTATTTCAAAGGGTTTTGGTTACACACAAGAAGCGTCTATCCAAGGTCTTCCTACAACACGTCGGTTTGGTTCTTCTCTAACTGACAACCCGATTGGGAAGTTTGTGTCAAAGGCTGGTAAGAAAGCTGAAGCTTTGTATCAAGCTGGCGATGACGTCTGGAAAATTTTCAATTTTCAGTTTGAAAAAAGTAAATTGGCAAACGCTTTCAAGAGAATGTCTGACGATGAGCTCAGCAACTATTTGATGCGCAAAACTGGGAGTGTTCCGGAAGACATTCAAGCTTTCCGCACGTCCGGCATGTCTGATTTTATACGCAACGAAGCTGCTCGAGTAGTTCGGAACACAGTACCAAACTACAACCTGGCTCCGGAATCTATCAAATTTCTTCGCAAGCTACCGGTTGGTAATTTCACTGCGTTCCCTTACGAAGTTATTCGTACAGGAATTAACACTGTGGCTAGGGGTATAGATGAGTTGGCTGACCCTAGCCGAGCTATTCAAGAGATCGGAATGCGTCGCCTCGTTGGCGTGATGGGTACGGTAGGTACATTAGGACCTGCTCTATCTAAGCTTGGATATGAAACCTCTGGTGTGTCCGAGGAAGAAATGAAGGCTTACCAGCGTTCTTTGGCACCGCCATGGGAAAAAAATGCTCGCCTCATTCCTGTTGGTCGACACGAGGATGGCACACCTCAATACATCAACTACAGTTATTCAAACCCGTATGATCTTCTAGAGCGCATCGTCACGTCTGCCATCAATAAAACCGAGGAAGGAAAACTTCTAGGTAAAGATGGTGGTCAGATTGCTTTCGAAGCATTCTCGGAAGCATTCTCTGAGCTTGTAACTCCGTTCACAGAAGAAGCAATCATCACTGCAGCATTGCGTGACGTGCTAGATCCGAATGCTAAAACACCTATTCTTCGCCAGGCTGGGCAGTTGGTTGGTGGCCGTGGGGGTCAGACCATAGAAGGCGCTTTGATTTACAATCCTCAAGAAGATGCAGGAACAAAAGCTGCAAAAAGTTTTGCACATGTACTGGATGCGTTGCTGCCTAGCGTTATTCCAGTAGATGTTCGTGGCGGTGAGTTTGAACCCAGCCGTTTTGCTAGGGCTGCTGTAAACAGCCTGGGTCTAAACGAAGAGACTGGTATCTCCCGTATTGATCGCAACAAGATAGAGCGCGACCTAAGCAAGGAACTTGCTCGCGCTTTCAGCGGCATTACGGAATCAGAAAGCCAAGCGTCTATTGGTTTGAGGTACAAAGGCTACGAGTTCTCTCAGGCCCGCCGAGAAGCTTCTAACATTGTTAACCGTGTTGCACGTCGTCCTAACGTGACACGGGAGCAACTTTTAGATGCTTATGAGCAGGCTAACGAGGCACGTTTCCGTGTGCTCAATCAATTTCACCAGCTGACTCAAGACCTTAAACGGTTTGGTCTTACGAACAAAGACATCGCAAAGATTTTGAGCAGAGCAAAAATCGGTGGGTATGAAGCTATCCTGAAGGGGCGTTACGAACCGTTAGAGATCAGCGACGCAGTCCTGGAAACCATGCAAGAGAACGGGACTCTGGATCAATACCCAAGACAAGAGATCCGGGACATCATTAAACAGCAGCGCAACCGTAGGTTCGGTGCGGCTATGGAACAAGAGCCGCAGCAGGTTAGACCAACCTCGGCATCTGCTCCGTGGGAAAGATTCCAATCCACACAACAAAGGGCGGCACCAGCCGCCCCCGTAATCGGTTCAATGCCAGCGCCCGCGACCCCACAGTCGTCGCCTGCACCGGCAAGAAATGCACCTCCAAATCCTGCACTGTTAGGTTCTGATCCGATCTCTCAAGCAAAGAATGCTGAAATCGCACGAAGTCTCTCCGGTCAGTGAGTGATTTCATAGTGTACGTCGATACCCACCCCTCCTAGTATGACGACGAGGTCCTCGGCTGCAGCATGAACCTCTTCGAACATCTCTTCGTCCGCAGAGATCAGAGCTACATGGATTAGGTTAAGCAGAGCTTGGATCTGTTCAGGATGCATGTCCTTGAACCCAAGAGTCTTGAGATCTTTTTCAGGTGTCATTCGACCTCTCCTTCTCACAGCATCTGCTTAATCGTACCATGGTTCTGAGAAAACGAATAACGAGAGTTCGCTTTCATCCGAGCATTATTTGCTTGCTTTTCGGTGGTGAACAAACCCAGATGTACCTGCTTACGGTCCACCGTCACATAAGCACGCCACTTGTTTTTGCACCTACTCACTCCTACAAACCCAGAGGTATTGTTCTTGTATGTGGTTTTGTTGCGTGCGTTTTCAGTCTTGGATGCAGTTCGCAAGTTACATATTCGGTTGTCCGTTTTATTTTGGTTAACGTGATCTATGTCCCCATCAGGCCATGTACCATACTCTAGCGCCCACATCACACGATGCGCCAAATAGTTTTTGCCAAAAACTTTCCCGTATAAGTAGCCTTGCGTTTGAACCGACACAAAGGCGGCTCTGTTATTGTACTTGTTTCTCCAGTGGATTTTTCCAGAAGCAGGATCCCAAGTGAACAGCTCTCGTAGTTGTTCCGGTGTCATTCGACCTCTCCCCAGTTGTTAGGCAACCCACGAAGGGCTGGGATATCGTCATCAACTTTAGAAGGTATTTTAAGAGGAAGTCCAGTCTCCATGATTTCTTTGATCTGAGCCGCTTGGGATTCGTTCTCCACAGAAAAACAAAGTTCATCATGCACCGTCAGCAAAGGAATGAGGCCCGCGTTAAAACAGTCAGCCATAGCTTTTTTCGTTTGATCTGCGGCAGATCCTTGGATCAGCTTGTTTAAGGCCTTGTAAGTAAAGGCTCTTTTCAGATTGTTACCTACCGTGCCGTACTCTTTCTTCGCCTGTTCGAGGGGCAAAGGTTTGTTGTATCCAAAGGTTTTGGGTTCCCAAAGATGGAAACGGCACAGGCGTCCGAGGATCGTGCGTATCTGCCCGTTCTTCTCCGCTTGATTGCTTGCAACCGTAGCTAGTTGCTTAACGAACGGAACCTTAGTTTGGTGCTCTTCGATGATGCCCTTCGCCTCTTCGTCCGATACGCCCAGCTGCGCCGCAAGCTTGCCTACACCCATGCCGTACATGATGCCCAGGTTCACAACCTTGGCTTGCTTACGTGTGATGCCAGCGATGTCTGCAACCATCTGGTGCAGGTCCACGTCGCCCTTGTGGTATTCCTCGACGATCGTATCAACCACTGGGCTGCGCATGTGATCCGGCATCGACGCAGCAAAGTGAACGAGCAGCCGTGGCTCCTGTGACGAGTAGTCAAACGAGCCCCACATCTGCCCTTCCTCTGGGATGAACAGGCCACGGATCAGCTTCTTGATGTCAGGGTCACGCGCCGGGATCTGCTGCAGGTTGGGGTTCGAGGATGAGAAGCGCCCTGTCACCGTGCCACCATCGTCGCTGCGTAGCTGGTGAAATTCCGTGTGGATCCGCCCGTTATGCGCGTGACGCAGGATGCTGTCGATGAACGTGCTGTCGGCTTTGTCAAACTCACGCAGCCTCACGATCGCCTGGCACACTGGGTGCGGGTGAGCGTTTAGATACTGCTTGGTGAAAGACGGTGCACCAACCTCGGTCTTTGGATACTGTAGATTCAAAGCATCAAAGACCTGCTGCACAGACGCAGCCGCCCAAGGTTCGAGGGCCACGCCTGTCTTATTTTTGATGTAGGCTTTCAGCTCTTGGACCTTGGACCTTAGACCTTGGCGGGCAATATCAGCCTTATCCAGATCCACACGCACGCCACGCATCCGCATCTCCACCATCATCGGGATGAGCGATGTTTCAAGATTGAAAATGTGCGTCAGGTCTTGCTCAGAGATTTCTATCTTCAGACGGTCCCACAGTTTCATCGTCATAAACGCATCCTGCTCAGCGTACGCTCCAACGTACGACGCAGGCAGGCGCCACATGTCAGCCTTGGGATCGATGCCCCAGTCCTTGGCCGCAGCGCGCAGCATCTTCTCGTCCTTGCGCATATCGATGTAGTCTTTGCCTAGGTTGTTTAGGCTGTAGGACCAGCGGTTCTCATCGATGATTGCGCCAGTAATCATAGTGTCAATGATTCGACCTTGAACGTTAACCCCTTCTGCGCGCAGCCAGCCCAGATCGTAGGTGGCGTTGTGCATCAGCTTGTCGATTTCCGGTGTGGCCATCTGCTTGCTGAGCCACTTCATCGTCATCTTCGGGTCGAGGTTGTGTCCGTTCTCGTGGCGGATCGGAAAGTACCAAGCCTGGTCCCCGGCAGCGATGGCGATACCCACGATGAAACCGTCGTTACGCGCCCAGCCTGGGCCAAGCTTTGTAAGGTTTGGGTCGCAGGTCTCGAGGTCGATGGCGATCTGCGGATAGCAGGTCAGGTCCGGGTAGCTAGATGGGATATTCCAATCAGGCTCTAGCTTCTCACCGAGATCCATTCGCTCGAAGAATGCGATCGTGCTTTTGTCTTTGCGGTCTCGCGCCATGCCTTAGCCTTTCTCGAAGCTGCCACCCAAAGCGGAGTAGCCACATTTGTCGATCCACGAATCTTCATGGTCGATAGTCTCCATGAGGCGGCAGGTCTTCACCCAGTCCATCATCAATGCGACATGCTTGGCTGTCAGCTCACCCTTACAGTTGTCCACGATGACGTTCCAACCAGCAGCAATGCGATCGAAATTGTGGAAAGCATCACCGTAATCCTGGGCCCTCTGGCCTGAGATAAGTTCTTTTGCGGTATCTAGAATTTCGTCGCGTGTCATATCGTGTACCTGTATTTTTCAAAGCTTTCAATTAGGTGAAGGTTATCCTTGGTGCGTGTCACCGCAACGTAGAATATCCTGTGCTCGTCGTCTGGGAATCTTGAGTTTTCAGCTGCACGGGTGCTTCCCAGATACACCACGCAGTTCTCATCCTCCCCGCCCTTCATGGCGTGGATAGTGGAGATCTTGATACGGGGCGGCTTGGTGATATCCTCACCGCTGTTCTCGATGTTGAGAAGGTACGCCCGCATATCGTTGCCAAGGCCTAGGATCTCAAACGCATCACGGTTGTCGGTCGTGTCGCTCTCGCCCTTCTGCTTAAACCCAAACTCCCGGATCAGATCCTTCAGGGTCAGCGTGCTGGTTGGGTCCGCCGCATCCAGAAGCTTTGTCGCGCCTCGCTTAACCACAGCCTTGTCTCCCTGCTTTGGCACAACCTCGTACAGCTGCCGAACACGATCGACACTGACGCCTTCGCCGCTGCTGAGCTTACGCCAAGTCTTGATAGCCCGAGCTTGCTCTTCGCTCACAGGTGTGTGCCCCTTCAGCGAGTAGTAGTACCCAGCCTCACGCACATACTTGGCGATCTTGTCTGCGTAGTAGTTGGTGCGTGCCATGATGGTCCACGAACCTTGGCGCATGTCGATGCTGTCAAAGTCATAGTGCCAGCGAACCGAACCCTCCTTGTCCATCGGAGCGTACTCTTTCGGTACTCGTCCCTTGATCCTTTTGACGATACGGTTGGCCACCTCGAACACCTTGCGAGGAAGACGATACGATTGAGTCAGCACTATCTGCTTTGGAGACATGGAGATAAACTGTTGGATGTTTACCCCTGTCCATCGGTGTATAGCTTGGTCGTCATCCCCCGCGATCAGTACGTCCTCGGCATACTGCGCCATCTTCTGCACCATCATCCACTGCAGCGGCGTGAGATCCTGTGCCTCGTCGATGATCAATAGCTTCAGCCGAGGCGGCTCACCGATCTTGATGAACATCTCGATCATGTCCACGTAGTCGTACTTACCAAGCTTGGCCTTGTACTCTGTGATCGTTTCGAAGATCTGCTTGGCTTTGAACAGGCTCACGTCGAAGGTCTCGTGCTCTTTCCACTCCTCCTCCAAGTCCACCATGCGGTAACGCGCGCGGTCGATGATCCGGATGTACTGGCTCCCACGCTTCATGTCCTGGGGCACCAGCAGTCCATCCTCTGGTATGGCGCTCAGCTTGAACTCCTCGCCCAGCATCCTGCCCAGCGCAGTGTAATCCGCAGAGGACAGCAGGTCCTCGTTGCGCAGATGCAGGCCAGCGAAACCTGTCGAGTGCAAAGTGCGGAAGTTGCGTAGCTGCTTAGCGTCAAGGTTGAACCGAGTCATCGCCCGTTCGCGTGCCTCGTGTATAGCCTTGCGGGAGAAAGACACGAACGCAATCTGCGTTGGGTCTACGCCTGCAGCTAGATACTTCTCCATCTCACGCATCAAGAACTCTGTCTTGCCGCACCCAGGAGGGCCTAGAACTTGTGTACTATTCGGGATCATCTCTTCTCTCCTCCAACCATGATTCGATCTGAGCCGGTGTCCATCGCAACATGGACCTCGGACCTCCGAGCCTTATCGGGCGTGGCATCGAGTCTTCTTTCACCCACTTGTAAATAGCTGCGGTCGTAACATCGAGGTGCTCTGCCAGCTCCCTGACTGTGATCAGCTTCTTAGAATGGAACATCTGAATTGATCTCCTCAACATGCAGGTCGATGTCGTCTTCCTCGAACTCGGGAACCCACCACACTCGTAGTGTCCCCCACGACCCGTCAGATTTCTTGTAACGCTGGCGACCACTGAACTCGCCCATGCCGTTCAGTCGCTTGATCTCCTCTTGGATCTTCGCCCGGTTGTCGGCCCACGGGTGCTGTCGGTTCTTCAAGAACGTGACTAGGCCATCGATCTTGAACTTCACCCGGCCATCATCATGGTAAGGCTTGCCTGTCTCCATCTCCGCAGGCTCGTACGCCTGTGCGCTGCCATTGCAGTAGGACTTCAGCAGATCCTCGAAGCGGCCTTCCAGCGTCAGCTCCTTGGACACCTCAATGAAGGTCGCCTGCTTCAGCATGCGGTTCAGCAGAGACGTCCAGTCCTGCTGCTTCATGGTGGCGGGCACAAAGTTTATCTGTTGTAGACACGCCTTCTGCCATAACGATTGGTTGTGTAACTCATCCGCTGTCAGCTCCACCCGCTTTCCGTTCACGTCCATGAAGTAGTAACGCGGCTGCGATAGGATCACAGTCAGGCCACCAACCTGGGCCTTGCTCTCGCTGTCACCACCGACGCCATGCTTCTTGGTGCGGCACAGCTCCTTATCACAGACCGAACAGAACGGCTCGATGTTGCAGGTGTAGAAGTAGTCCTTCCTCTGCAGCTGCTTGATGATCCCCAATACCTCCTTGGCCTCGAGGTTCGGGACCATGAACTTGCGGTTGTAGTCCTCGACTACTTTCTCCCACGTATCGGGATACTTTAGCTTGGCATACACGCCCATCTGCAGAAGCGTGTTGTTGCGCATGTCTCCGACGTAGCCCGTGGCTACAAGAATCCGCAGGCAGGGAGGGCCGTCAAGGAAGTGCTCCTTGGATCCAGACAGATCCAAAGCATCGAGGTCGGTCCTCGAAACTCGGCCCTTCTCCACCGCGTCTAGGAACTCTTCTAGCTCCATCGCCTCAGCCAGCTTGTTGAAGCAGTAGCGTGTTGTCGTTTCCGCGTCGAAGTACGGCATGTTGATAAAGTTGCCGAGGTCCCCCCGCTCGACCAGGATCGAATCCTGTTTCGGAAAGATCTCACAACCAGAGAACCCAAGAGCGATCGACATTTCTGTCAGATACTCACGGATCAAGGACGCTGGATACCAGTCGTCCAGGAATAGGTAGAGGTGTGCCCCGCCGGACTTTGTGCGGCAGTGGAACAGAGGCAGCTTGAGCTGCTGGATCTTTTTCTGAAGACCTGCATGGTCAAGGTCGTAGACGTCAACGTCCAACGCACCAAACTTACACATGTTCTCTGAGTTGATAGGTATCGCGCCGATGCCTTGCTTACCGTCGATGTGATCCTGGACCTGCTGGATCGTCATCTTCCCGCGACGAACAAAGCTGTTTGCCTCTGCTTTGCCCTTGCGCCCAATCCTACCAACCGTAGTCTCGCCATACGCTGCGTCTGATCCGACATACGCAGCCAGCAATCTTTCGGCTAGTGTCATACCCTTCCCTTTTTTCTACCTTTAACAACGGGGCTTTTCTCTCCCGTTCGGTTTCTGCAGTATTCGATAAACCCAGGCATGTTCAGGTTCTCCTTTTGGGTTCCCCACCTGAGGTTGTCCGCCCTGTTGTTCAAAGCGTTTTCGTCAAGGTGAATTACTATTGCCCCTTCAAAAGGAGGTGGTCCATGAAAAGCTTCGCAGATCAACCTGTGTACTTTCTTTTGGCCGAACTGTCTTGACCTCAGACCATAGTATTCGTGACGTGCCGTCTTGGAGGCTTTCGTTTTTACCCCCAAAACAGGTTTTGTTTTATACGTCCGAACAGCACCATTCGGCATACGACTGGTAGTTTCTGGCAACCTTACATACCCTAAGCTACTAGCCATTAGCCCCGGACACGATGGCACGGGTTTCCACACTTCTTCCATGACGTGAATCCTTTATTAGAGTGGTGTCTAGCCTATCTTTAGACTAGACACCGTGTCAACCCTAAAAAGGTATATCATCCCCATCCATTTTGGAAGAAGACGGAGCAGAAACATCCTCCTCCGGCGCAGCCTTAACCTCACCCGCCGCGATCGAGTCGCGGAAGGCTTTCGCTTCGAGCAGCAGGTCGCGGTTATCTACCAGACCGATGCGCTCAACTTGCCAGTTGCCCCACGAACCTTGGTCATTGGACTCCTCGACGGAGTACAGGCGCCACATGGTGGCGAACACAGGCGGGGTAACCATCGCACCTGTCTTGGGGTGCTTGACCTTCTGCATGGCGATCTGCGTCTTCCAACGGCGCGACACCTTGAGCTGCGTGGACTTCATGTCCACAACAACAGGCTGGTACGAACCGTCTTCCTCGACGATCAGGCAGAAATGTTGGTCAGACTTGACCAGCTCGTTGCCGTTGGGCAGCAGCTCCTTGGCACCCGAACGGGTGGTCTGCTGCAGCAGCGGGCTGTTCGCAGGGATCTCACCCTTGAACCCGCCGCCCATGTCACGCGGCACAAACTCCAGATACTTGGTGGTCTGGAAGCAAGGGATCACAGAGATACCCTTCTCGCCATCCCAGTACTGGTTGGTCACGTTGTTGAATGCATCGCCAGCGGAGGCGCCCTCGATGAACTCAGCTTTCTTCTTGTTCAGCTGCGGGCTCAGTGCCTGAAGCAGACGAACAAATGGGATTTGCATCTCGCTGCTGTCGAAGGCCGCGCCCTCTCCAGCAAACTCTAGGATGTCATCCATTACCTCAGTGGAAACTGCGGTCTCTTGTTTGGTTGCAACTGCGGTGCTCATGTTCACTTCCTTTTGATCTCTGCAGCGTTTGCGATGAAGGCCCCGAACATATCGAGGTCGATGGGTTTGCCGTTCTCCACGCGCTCTTTAACAAAAGCACGCAGCGTTGACGGGTGAACGTAGGTCTTCTGGCCAGGGTCGTAACCCTCTGCTTCCAGACGACCGATCAGGTCACCAGCCATGTTGTCTTGGCCCTTGCCAAACGACACAGTCACATCGTTCTTGATGATGTCGTCTAGGCCCTCGGACCTTAGCCAAGCGAATGCGTCTTCCTTACGGTCGTTAGGAATAGAAGCATGCACCATCATTTTACGTGTCACTGTGACGCCATCGACATCGAGGCGCTCGACACCCATCTCATCCATCAGTGCTGGGATGTTCTCAACGGAGAGCTTGTGCTTCTCCTGCTTGAGAGCTTTGACATGGTTCTCAGCATCCTCGATCTCTTTCTCGACCGAGCGTAGCTTACGTACCAAATCGCTTAGGGTTTTCCCGGTGGAAGTATTCACATCTCCAAGAGCACCGGCCTCGTCAAAGATGTCGTCAAAGATATCAGTCATAAGTTTTTCCTCTTCAGGGTTGCTTGTGGTCAACTTGTTTGCTAACCATGAGCAAGACTATATGAAGGAGCTCAATACATGTCAATAGACTTTTATAAAACTAAACCGTACCAACACCAGGTCGAGGCGTTAAGCCATGGAATGCATGCACATTCTTATGGTTATCTCATGGAGATGGGGACCGGAAAGTCTAAGGTTCTGATCGACAACATCGCAGCCCTGGCATTGAAAGGCGATCTAAACTTCGCACTGATCATTGCACCCAAAGGCGTGTACCGCAACTGGGTGGCCAAAGAAATCCCGGAGCATCTGTCCGATAACGTACGCCACCGTGTGATCCGTTGGGTGTCGAGTGCTAACAAGAAACAAAAGGAAGAGATGCAGTCGGTGGCCAAAGCCTTCGATGGCCTGACCATCTTCGTTATGAATGTCGAATCCTTTTCCACACTCAAGGGTCGCACCGCCGGGGAATGGATGGCCAAGAACTTCGGACGCAACGGTCTCATCGCCATCGACGAATCAACCACCATCAAGAATCCAAAGGCCAAGCGCACCAAGGCGCTGATGAAGATCGCATCAGGGTTTGCCTACCGCAGGATCTTGACCGGGTCTCCTATCACCAAGTCACCCATGGATGCATACGCTCAGTTCGAGTTCCTCGGACCTCGGCTCTTAGGCTACGATTCGTACTACGCATTTCAGGGCAGGTACGCAGTGACGCAGCAGCGTAAGATGGGGGCGCACTCGTTCCAGCAGGTGGTCGGCTACCGTAACCTCGACGAGCTGACATACCGCATCGACCAGCA